CACAGTGTCATAAACGCCATGATAAAAAGCATTATTACGGCTTTTCATCCAAACCATTCCGCTTTTAGTAGACAAATCAATGTTGTTGGTTATTACGTTTGTAGTGCCGTTGCCTGTATAAAGCCACGTTGAAAACACACTCTCAATGTAATTCACCGCAGGGGTCACACTGTTACTTGCCGCACTTGCTGGGCCGCTTCCATAGGCATTTGTTGCCACTACAGTAAATGTGTAGGCCGTACCGTTTGTCAGGCCGCTGACTGTAATTGGGGAAGATGAGCCTGTGCCTAGAATGCTACCGGGGGACGAGATAACTGTGTAGCTTGTAATTGCGCTACCACCCACGTTAGCTGGCGCAGTAAATGTTACAGACGCAGAACCAGCACCCGCAGTGGCAGTGCCAATAGTAGGTGCATCAGGTGCTTTCAGCCCGTTAAAAGAAGCTGAAAGAATGGCGGCTTGGTAGCGACTGGACATCTTCTACCCCAATTTATGAAATTACTTCGTATGAGATGCTATATGTGATACCGCTGGCTGTACCGGATGTAACAGCAATTGATGTGCCTTCCATCAAATATACAGCGGTTGTTTTGTCCACAACAATCAGTGAAGCATCAGCAGGGACAGACACTGTAGACACGATTGGGTAAGCCGTACCGCCCGCAGGGGCAGAGCCTTGAGCCACTGCGCCGTTAGTGTAGATAGAAACTGTGCAGTCTACAGCGGCAGAACCACTGACGTTAGCCGCCACAATCTGGTTGATCTTAAACACCTGACCGCTGGATGCGGCATTAGGCACAAGAATAACAGCAGATGTGCCGCCGGGTGTGAGGTATGTAGTTGTGCCTGACGCTGTGGTCGCGGCGAAAAGATTTGGATTTGCCATGATAGTTCCTTAAAAGCCAAAGACCAGCGCAATAGCTGTTGCACGCGCCTGAGATACACCAGAAGCCGCTGGTGCGGCAGATGTCCACGTAGTGCCGTTAGACACCAAAACGTTACCAGCCGTACTAGGCGCAACAAAGGTTGGAGTTGATGCACCGTTACCTAGAATCACGTTATTAGCAGTCAAAGTGGTTAGACCTGTACCACCTTGGTCAACACCAAGCGTTCCAGTAGACACTAAGTTTTTACTGCCGTTTGTGAATACAGGCTTGCTGGCTGTCAGTGAAGAATCAATGAAGTCATTGGCTGTCAGCGTTGTACCGTCAAAGGTCAGGTTAGCAGAAGCACCAAATGAACCAGAGCTATTGAACTGAACCTGTGTGTTAGAACCAGCCGCAGAGCCACCGCCCACATTAACAAAATCAGAGCCGTTCCAAGCAATGATTGCCCGTGTACCAGCCGCAACCGTTACGCCAGTCGTAGGAGATGTTGGGCCACCGCGCACTGTGATTGCAAAGCCGCCTGTTGTATCGTTGATAACAACGTATGTCTTAGACTGCTTGGGGGTGTTAATGTTACGAGCCGCTGTACGTGCGCCTGTACATAGAAGAACTGCGTACTGTGAGCTTGTAGATGTCAGGCCGGTGCTTGCTGCCGTATTTGCCATTTAATGCTCCTACTGTGTAGAAATTTGTGTCCAACCGGGCGATTCCGTTGTATCAACAGCACCCCAGCCCGGTGTTTGCGGATTGCTGATATTTTGCCATGTAACGCCTTGTGTGTCATCAATAATTTCCCACAAGAATCGTCCACCATTTGTTTCTGTTATTGCCATCGTTTCCGACCGGCTTACTGGGTAATTTGCACCACCAGAATTTGTATCCGTAATTGTGGCAGATTCTGTTAAAAATTCTGTGTAATACGTTCCGACAAGTTGAGAATCCATTAACCCGGCGGTTTCAATTATTGTCGCCAACCACACAAACAACTGTTGCTCGGAAATAGCAATACTTTCCGTAATGCTTGCTACAAATGTAGCGACTGCCTGCTCAACGGTTGCTATGGCTACGGTTTCATTAACCAATTCGTTATAACTTGTTTGCGCCGTATTTGCATCAGAAATAGCATTTGTATCCGTAACTGTTGCTGTGTAAGCTGTCTGAGCCGTATTACTGTCTTGTATCAGGGCAGTTTCAATGACAGATTTAGCAAAGGTTGCAGCCACTGTCTGTGATTCTGCAATTCCAGCAGTTTCAGTAATAGACTTGGCAAATGTAGCTGCTACCGACTGGGATTCTGCAATGGCCGAAGTCTCTGTAATAGACTTAGCAAAAGTTGCTGCTACGCTCTGGGTTTCAGATATGGACGCTGTTTCGTTAATAAACAGTCCATAATTAGCTATTGCTGACTGTACATCTGTAATGACAGCAGTCTCTGTAACAGATGCTCCAAATGCCGTAGTTGCTGACTGATTGTCGGCTATAACTCCAGACTCATTGACTGACACGCCATAAGTGACTTGGGCTTCTTGGGTTTCTGCAATCCCTACAACACCGCCCCAACCACTTGACCCCCATGTATCTGCGCCCCATGCATTTAGGGTGTTTAGCGACTCAGTAATGCTCTCGTTGTAGGCGGTGACGCCGCCCCAACCAAAGTCACTCCAAGCGTTATCACCCCAACCGTAGGCCATCTTAGGTCAATGTCAATGTGTATGAGACAGCAATTGTGTCGCCGTTAACAACAGCTTTAGAACTAGAAAAATCACCGGCAGAGAACAATGTACCAGTGGTTGAATCTTTAGTTGCGCTACCGCCAATATTGATAAAGCAGCCAGCTACCGTACCTGTTGATGTAATAGAGAAAGACACGGCAGAAGATGTAGTCTTGCTGCCAGCAGAAGCCGCACTAAATGATGGTGTAGGACGGTTGCCAGAGTAAGCAGGAGCATTAGTGCCACCCACCTCATTCCAGCTTGCGTGAGAAGCCTGTGTATCAGCAGCCACGGCTGTACCAGTACCCTTTAAACCCATCACAACTGCACCAGCGGCTGAGTTGCCAAGGATGGTGTCCAAGGTCAAGTTCTGACCAACAGTCGTTACCAAGTTTTGAATAGGTTCTTCCCACTTGATAAAGCCATCAATGCTGTAGCAAACAGCATGGTAGTAACCTTCAATCGCCATCTCATCAGAAGGCGTTGTGTTGTATTTTGTTGCTGCTGACACTTGGTCTGTAGCGGTCATTTTATCTAAGCTCATGTGAGACTCCTTAATTAGAAGAACGTATTAACGAAGTGGTTGGGCCATTTACTGGCATTGTGATGGTAAAAGTTGTCGTTGACGTCTTGTCAGACCCAAAGTCCAGCACGGCCACAGACTTATTACCTTGACTAGAGTTATAGATCAAAGCACACCGCGCTGTTAATGCGGCATTCCACGATATATTAGGAAACCCAACATAAGCCGTGTATCCAGAGGATGCCACTGTAACAGGTGTTAGAGTGGAACCACCAGCTGAGTAACCAGATGCCACTACTTCATTGGTAGACGAGTATATTGTGGTTGCTTCGTTTAGATCTGCGCTGGCCGTGTACAAAGCAATCTTGATAACGTCTGTCGTAAGATCGTGAATGCCTTGATACAGCTCGGCCTTGAAGCTGGTGGTTTGGGTCTGAACAATACTCATGAGACTGCAACCCTAACTTGACCATCGCGGTAAGCATCCGCACGTTGTTTACCATCACCCAAGTTCTTGAGCAGAGCCATAGCCTGCACATAGCGTTCTTGGTACAGTTTATACATACCGTCTTCAGGCGCGCTCTTCATGTACGTTCCAGCCTCAGACAAAGTGCCATACAGCAATGCAGAATCAAAGTTATCACCCAGCCATGTAGTCAAGGCAGTCACAATAGACTCTGGGTAGTAATAGTAGTGAAGCTCTGCATAGTAATTAGCGTTTGGCGTAGGGCCAAGTATGAACGACAGCTCATTCACGTTAGCTGACTGGGGGCCAAAGATGGCGTAGTGGCGGGGCTCTGCTACTTCTGCGCTTAAAGGATAAGCTTCACGCATGAAGTTAACGTCCTTGTTAAGCAAGTACAGATAGTCACCTTGGAAGACTACCGCGCCGTTGACCGTGCCGCTATTAGCCACTGTTAATGTGACTGTCGTACCACTGATAGAGCGAACAATTGCGTTTGTACCAATGTTAGACCCAGTCACTTGCTGGCCGGCCACAATCCCAGTTGCACTGGCCACCACAATAGTCTTTGCGCCCGCCGTACCCGTTGCGGTTGTTGCGTTGTACGGGTAGATGGCAAGACTGTATGTAGATAGGAAGTCCTCTGGACAAGCCAAATACTTATTGCCGCTTGACAATACACCCGTGACATTCTTACGCAAGTTAGCAATTTGCACCGTGTTATAGATGCGTTGCTCCGCCTGCTTGATCATTGTATTGATCGTAGTCGTGTCAAACGTGTTCTGCGTGTAATCCTGTACAGCAGCAACAAGTTGAGCGTATGTCATTGGCATAGTTAAACCTTAAGCCATTGGGCCGCGAGACATCAAACCTTTGGTAGCCGCACCAGTACCGCGCATCTTAATGCCAGAAGTCTTGGGTTCGCCACCATTAGATTTGTTGATATTACCAACAGTCATCTCCACCGTATCCGCACGGCTCATGTTCTTACCAGAGCCAGGATTCTCTTTAGCAGCGACTTTCTCGCCCTTCATTGTGTGCGGTGGAGCATAGACTTTGGCATCACCAACCTCTTTACCCATCATCATTTTGCTGTATTTAGCCATGTTAGCCTCGCTTTTGTGCGGCAATCTTTGCCAAATTACGACCCATAGTCTTCATGTTAGAGTTGGTTTTACCCTTACCCTTACCTGTTCCGCCTTTTGTCTCTTTTGCAGAAGGGCCGCTATTAGGAAAGATGTGAACATCCGTCTTACCTTTTTTAGCGACTCCGTCTGCTGATCGTGTATATGCCATGTTTAGCTCCTATGAAACTGTTATCGTAACTGTACCAACTTCTGTCGTTGCAACCAAGTAGTTTGGTGTTAAATATTCATCAAAACTACTTGCCCCACCTACTGGTGCCCAACCCCACTGAATGTCTCGCGAACCACCTGTCAGATTACCTGCCGCATTCAAGCCCGCCGTCACATACGTTGTGTCTGGCCGTGGCTGATACAGCGCTTGTGGATCATAAACAGGATACATACCCAGCTGCAACTGCGGCTGATCTGGATCCCAGCAAGCTTCACAAACCTTAAGTTGATACAGCTTGGTCTTGATGACCTCCATCTTTAAC